TAGTTTAAGAAAACAATTATTTCACAAATTATGGGATCACCCACACATTTACACTCACGTTAATGATAGTGTAAAAAAAGGAGTATATGATCCTGATATTTTAAAATGGTATAATAAAAATGATTTTGATAGAATGGAAAATTGGTTAACTCACGAAAGAGATTATACTTTTACATATGCAGGTTTAAGACAAGTCATTGACAAGTATCTTGTACAAGATAGAAGCACAGGTGATATTTTTGAAACTCCACAATTTATGTATATGATGATTGCTGCTACTATCTTTGCATATTACCCAAAGAATAAAAGGATGAGTTATGTGAAAAGATATTATGACGCAATTTCAAAATTTAAAATTAATATTCCAACACCAGTTATGGCAGGTGTAAGAACTCCTATTAAACAGTATGCTAGTTGTGTACTAGTTGATGTTGCAGATACATTATCTTCAATTTTTTCTAGTGATATGGCAATTGGTAAATATGTTGCTCAAAGGGCAGGTATTGGTATTAATGCAGGACGTATTAGAGGAATTAATTCTAAAATAAGAGGTGGGGAAGTACAACACACAGGTGTTATTCCTTTTCTTAAAAAGTTTGAAGCAACTGTTAAATGTTGTACACAAAATGGTGTACGTGGTGGTTCAGCAACTGTTCACTTTCCAATTTGGCATAAAGAAATAGAAGATATACTTGTACTTAAAAATAATAAAGGTAGTGAAGATAATAGAGTAAGAAAATTAGATTATTCTATACAGTTATCTAAATTATTTTATGAAAGATTTATTAATGATGGAGATATAACATTATTTTCACCACACGAAGTACCAGAATTAGTTGATAGTTGGGGTACGCCAAAATTTGATGAGTTGTATGAAACAGCAGAAAGAAAATTATCAATATGGAAACAAAAAGTTAAAGCACAAAGTTTGTTTATGTCAATATTAAAAGAAAGAGCAGAAACAGGTCGTATTTACATTATGAATATAGACCATTGTAATACTCACTCTTCTTTTAAAGATAGAATAACAATGTCTAATTTGTGCCAAGAAATAACATTACCAACAGAACCTATAAGTCACATAGATGGAAAAGGTGAAATTGCATTATGTATTTTATCAGCAGTTAATGTAGGACTTATAAAAGATTTAGATGAATTAGAACCAGTATGTGATTTAATTGTAAGGTCGTTAGATGAAATTATAGACCATCAAAAATATCCAGTTAAGGCAGCAGAAATTTCTACAAAAAATAGACGAAGTTTAGGAGTTGGATATATTGGTCTTGCTCATTATCTAGCAACATTAGGATTAAGTTATGAAATGAAAACTGCTTGGAAAGAAGTAGATAAGTTATCAGAAGCATTCCAATATTATCTATTAAAATCAAGTAATCAATTAGCAAAAGAAAAAGGTCAATGTAAAGACTTTAATAAAACAAAGTATTCAGACGGTATCTTACCAATAGACACCTATAAAAAAGAAGTTGATGAGATTATATCTCGGAAATTATCTTATAAATGGGAAGAATTGAGAAAAGATATTAAGGAATTTGGGCTACGACATAGCACACTCTCGGCTCAAATGCCTTCTGAAAGCTCTAGTGTGGTTTGTAATGCTACAAATGGCATAGAACCACCTAGAGATTATCTTTCAGTAAAGAAAAGTAAAAAGGGAACTCTAAAACAAGTTGTACCTGATTACAAAAGGTTGAAAAATAATTATACGTTATTATGGGATATGAAATCAAATGAAGGATATATAAACATAGTAGCAGTAATGCAAAAGTATTTTGACCAGGCGATAAGTGGCAACTGGTCTTATAATCCTGAACATTATGATGAAGGACAAGTACCTTTATCTATTATGGCACAGGATTTGCTAAATACTTATAAGTTAGGTTGGAAGACTTCTTATTATCAAAATACATATGATAGTAAGAAAGATTTTGACGAACCTGTCCATCCAGTTGGTTGGAAGGATAATGTAGAAGAAACTAAACAAGACACGGAAGAATGTGAAACCTGCGTAATTTAAAGGAACTTTATGGCATTTTTATGTGCAAATGTACCACATACGGAAGTACTAGTTAAAAAACAATACCTTTATGATTTAGAAAAAGGTTTTGGAGAGTTTGAACCAGGTATTTGGTGTACTGTTAAAAGTATTCAAGGCAGAGCATTATACTTTGAAACTTATTTGTATGAAACAGGAGCACTATATGATAAGTTGCCTATAAATGCTTTTGTATGGAAAAAAACAAAAGAAGATATAGCACTACCAGAATTACAGTTATGGGATTGTTTTGATTATGATATTACTATTATACAGAAACAATTGGTAAGTGGTAATAGATGTACGTTTTTATCACCAAGTAAGAAATTATATGAAGGAAACTATATGTTTAGTATAGATAGTTGTTGTGCAACGAATAAAGAAAATAATGTAGGGTATAGTGAAACTCCTTCTCAACATAAATCATTTAACATACTAAAGTTAGATAATGGGCATTTTGCTGCTCAACCTAATAATAGAGTTTTGTTTTATGATAAATCATTAACACCTAGTAAACCAAAAAGACCAGATTATAAAGTATCTACTAGAGAGTATAGTGTAGATAATATGAATAAATGGACAGCAGGTGATAGTGATGACCACCATTATGAATTAACAGAATCAGAAAGAATGCAAGAACAATTAGAACCGATAAATGACTAAAAGTGTATTTAATATAGATAAAAAATTAGATTATACCAAACAACCTATGTTTTTTAGTAAAGATTTACAAGTGCAAAGATATGATGAAATGAAATATCCTATCTTTAATAAACTGTTTCAACAACAGTTAGGTTATTTTTGGAGACCAGAAGAAGTATCTTTACAAAAAGATATATCAGATTTTAAAGAATTAAATGAACCAAGTAAATTTATATTTACATCTAATTTAAAATATCAAACAATGATGGATAGTGTGCAAGGACGTGGTCCTTGTTTGGCATTTTTACCATTTGTATCTATACCTGAATTAGAAAGTTGTGTTATAGCTTGGGATTTCTTTGAAAACATACACTCACACTCATATACATACATTATAAAGAACTTATATTCAAATCCTAGTGAAGTTTTTGATACTATAATTACAGATGAGAAAATTGAGAAAAGGGCAATGAGTATAACAAGTAGATATGATGATATGATTAATTTAGGTTATAAATGGCAATTACAACCAGATAGTGTTGATATGTATGAGTTGAAAAAGAAATTATATTTAACATTGATGACTGTTAATATATTAGAAGGATTAAGATTTTATGTTTCTTTTGCTTGTTCATTTGCTTTTGGTGAATTAAAAATGTTAGAAGGTTCTGCTAAAATACTTTCATTAATTGCAAGGGATGAAACTTTGCATTTATCAATCACACAAAGAATACTTAATAACTATCGTGATAATGAAAATGATAAAATTATGAATAAAGTTATGAAAGATTCAGAAAAAGAAGTTTATACAATGTATGAAAATGCAGTTGGACAAGAGAAGCGTTGGGCAACTTATTTGTTTTCAAAAGGTTCTATGATAGGATTATCAGAAAAACTATTACATCAATTTGTAGAGTATATGGCAAATAGACGTATGAGAGCAATAGGATTAGAACCAAGATACGACCAGAAAACAAATCCATTACCTTGGGTTGACCATTGGTTAAATAGTAGGTCATTACAAAATGCACCACAGGAGACCGAAATTGAAAGTTATGTTATAGGTGGAATTAAACAAGACGTACAGAAGGATCAATTCAAGAAATTTAAATTGTAAAAGTATATAATGGATCTAAATGAAGTAACAAAGAAATTTAAGACCACCTGTGGAAATTGTAAGACTAAATTTACAATTAAGTATGATGAAGAAGAAACAGATATGAAACCTATGTCGTGTCCATTTTGTAGTTATGAATTTGATGATGAAGAAGAAGATGGAATTATTGAAGGAGATGAAGATGAAACAAGTTGGGATTGATTATAGTTTAACAAGTCCTGCAATATGTGTAACAGAAGACTTTACGTTTGAACATAGCCGTTTCTATTTTCTTACTAATAAGAAAAAACATATGGGCATATTTGGCAATATAAATGGTTCTGAACATCAACCGTGGACAGACCCTATACAAAGATTTACTCAAATTTCTGATTGGGTTTTAAAAGTTTTACGTTTATATCAACCTGGTGGGATTACAATAGCAATAGAAAACTATTCTTATGGTTCTAAAGGTCAAGCATTATTTCAAATAGCAGAAAATTGTGGTATACTTAAATATAGATTATTAGAACAAAAATGGAAATATAGTGTTATTGTACCAAGTGTTGTTAAGAAATTTGCTACAGGTAAAGGTAATGCAGATAAAGAAATGATGTACGAACAATTTTGTAAAGATACAAAAACAGATTTAAAGAAGTTATTAGACACAGCAAAGGCAGGCAATCCAGTATCAGATATAGTTGATAGTTGGTATATAGCAAAGGCAAATTATGGGCGACTTTAAAATATTAATATTAGCATATCTAATTGGTCATAGTCCAATAGAAACACAACAAACTTTCCAAATGGAAGGTTGGTATAAAAATATGGAAGAATGTAAAAAAGAATTACTTTTACAAAAACCAGATGGAAGATATGAAGTGATGAACGAGTTTATTATAGACGGAGAATTTAAATGGGATTGGTTAGTTGCAGGTTGTAAAAGTGATACAACTGGAGAAGAATTCCAACTTTGGCCGACTTATCCTAAAGGCAAACCAAAAGAGTTAGAAGGCATTGAATTTGATGTTTTTGAATTACAAGTATGAAATTATTAAAAGCAAAAAAAAGAGTTACTTGTAAAGATGAACCTTTAGTAGGTATAACTCCAAAAGTAGTAGAAGTACCATTAAAAGATTTAATGTTAACTGCTGATAATGATTGGATGATGAAAAGATATCCTAAATTTAAGAAAAGTATAGATAGGTTAGGTATGATGTATCCAATCATATATACTAATATGAAGTATTATTGGTTAGTAGAAAAAAGATGGCCGAAGGACGCATATTCAGGAATTCCTATACCTGGTATTGCAGTACATACAGGCAACAAGAGAGTGTATTGGGCAAAAGAAAATGGATACACACATATTGAAGGATATTATGTTAAAACTAAAGATGAACAAGCAGCAATAGTTAGACGAACATTTATGGCACCGAGTAGTTATGGACAATAAAGCATTAGGAATAAAAACTAGATTAAAAGATTTACCAAAGGAAACAATGGATGAATTTGCTAGGAATAATATGATGGTGTATAATTGGGCAATGCCAGTTGAAGAGTGTAACTTGTTTATTAAACAGTTTGAACAGATATCTCATAAGGATAAATCCCAAGTAGAAGCATTTAAAACTGGTAATAAAGAATTTACTGAAATTGATTTAGATACATCTTCTAATCCAAATTTTTGGATAGAAACTAAAACCAAATTTATGGAAATGATGGAAATATATACATCTTTCTTCTC